GATAGTTTTGTTGATGATCCAACTTCATATATAACAACTGTAGGTTTATATAATGATAATAACGAATTACTAGCAGTTGCCAAATTATCAAGACCTTTACCAAAAAACTTTACAAAAGAGTTACTTGTAAGAGTTAAACTAGACTTCTAAAATGAATGAGCGCTTACAAACAATTTACAACCAAAGATGTTACTATAACTCCATTTGACCCTAATAAGAAATTTACATTTATTGGGAGTCAAATTACGGGTTCAGATGTTGGGATTGAAATTTATTCGGGGGTAAAACCAACCTCAAATCTATTTTCAACAACTACCTCAACTCCTACAGGTATAGTTTATCCTGAAAATACAACAGGAATATACTATAGTATAAAACATCTATACTACTCTAACTATTTAAGTTCAAGTAGAGGAGATACAGTACCCACCCAAAGTGTTATACCCGGGGCAACCCCTGAGTATGATGATTATGTTGGAGAAATAAATGCTCCTCGTTATGAAAACTACTTACAAACCACTTTAACTCAATCAAGATATTTTCCTACTAGCTCTGGGGGTGAAATTTCTGTTGTTTCTATTCCTACTAAACTATATGGGAATAATATTGTTCCTCAAACTTTTGGATTTAACTACACTTCTTCAGAAGGTAATGGGTATGAAATTAAAGATGATGGAGAAGGCAATTTAATTTTATCAAATACATCCTCAGGTTTACTTGCTACGGGACAATATGGAACTGGAACTTATGGTACAAGTACTTATGGATCTAGTACTCCATCATCACCAATAGGAAATTTAAATGATGTAGTAGGGCAAATATTTTACTCTCATGGTTTAGCTACTTTTACAACAGGTGCCTTAGCCCCTATAGGAAGATTAATAGATGAAGATTTAACATATCAAGTATTAGAAAAAATAAATTTATCATACTCTTCATCAGTAAGAATATATGAAAACCAATACAAATGTAGAATATTAGATAATGAGTATGGTTACTCTCAAAATCCCTCAATATTATCAGGGAGTTTTGATGATGTATACTATAACTTCGCTACAGGATCAGAATTTACACCTTATGTAACTACTGTAGGACTGTATAACGAAGTAAATGAATTATTAGTAGTAGGTAAATTATCAATGCCCGTACCTGTTTCCCAATTTGTGGATACTACAATAATTGTAAACTTTGACACATAATGAGTTGGAATTATAAAAATGGAGAAACCATCAATGAAGTTACTCAATTCCCAGATAATACATTTGGGTTTGTATATAGAATAACACACACACCTACTGGTAAATCTTACATTGGTAAAAAAGTATTAGTACATAATAAAAAAGTTAAATTAACTAAAAAAGATTTAGAGTTATATGAGAATACTAAAGGGAGAAAACCTTCATATAAGAGAACATCAAAAGAATCTGATTGGAAAACATATTGGGGTTCAAATAAAACTTTATTAGAATTAATAAAAACAGAACCTAATGAAAATTTTACAAGAAATATAATTTCAGTTGCCCCTACAAAAAAGTTATTAACTTATTATGAAACTAAGTATTTATTTGTTTATCAAGTTTTAGAAAAACCTGATGAATTTTTTAATGATAATATTTTAGGAAAGTTCTTCACAAAAGACTTGGATGCACAATAATCCATTCGTATCTTCCCCCATATGATAAATGAACTTCTAGTTAATCTAGTTAATTCTGTACTAACACCCGGAAAAAGAACAGCTAGAGGTAATCAAGCTTATCATTGTCCCTACTGTAACCACTCAAAACCCAAACTAGAAGTTAATTTTACTGAAAATAAAAAAGGTTATAACCCTTGGCATTGTTGGGTTTGTAATAAAAAGGGAAGTAGAATATCTCAACTGTTTAAAAAAGCAGGGGCATCATTTGAAAAACACCAAGAATTAATTAAATTAGTAGGTGAAGAAAGAGAGTCAAATGAAGTTATAAAATTTGAAAAGTTAGAATTGCCTAAAGAATATCAAAAAATAATAGGTAACACTGACATTTTAGCTAAACATGCTTTTTCATATTTAAGAAAAAGAGGAGTAACTAAAGATGATATTGAAAAATATAATATAGGATTCTGCTCTACAGGAAGATATGCTAGTATGATTATTATACCTTCATATGATGAAGTAGGTAATTTAAATTATTTTACAGGTAGATCATTTCAACAAAACCCATATATAAAATATAGAAATCCAGAAACATCTCGAGATATTATACCATTTGAGTTGTTTATTAATTGGGAATTACCGTTGATACTGTGCGAAGGACCCTTTGATGCCATGGCTATTAAAAGAAATGCTATACCGCTATTAGGCAAGAATATACAGAAAAACTTAATGAAAAAAATAGTTACTTCAACTGTTAAAAAAATATACATAGCTTTAGATAATGATGCTATGAAACAATCACTTAAATTCGCTGAAGAATTTATGAATGAGGGTAAAGAAGTTTACCTTGTAGAATTAGAAGGAAAAGATCCAAGTGAAATGGGGTTCTCTCATTTTACTAACCTAATTCAAAATACTTTCCCATTAACACAATATGAACTTATGGGGAAGAAATTGCAATTAATATGAAGAAAAAAACAATTAAAACTACCCATCAAAGAATTCTCCAAATTTCAGAAGATTCAAAACAAATCACCCTACCAGATTCTAGGTATTATCAAAGAAATGGTGAATATTATCCATCTATAACTCATGTTTTAGGAACCTATCCAAAAGGTAAATTTTTTGAAGATTGGTTAAAAAAAGTAGGATATAGTGCTGATTATATAGTTAAAAAATCTGCAGAAGAAGGTACCCAAGTTCATGAAATGATTGAATCTTATTTAGGTGGGGAAGAATTAAATTTTTTAAATGATTACGGTTATCCTCAATTCACACCTAAAGTATGGCAAATGTTTCTTAAATTTGTGGATTGGTGGGAAGAGTATAATCCAACTTTATTAAAAGCAGAAGTACATTTATTTTCAGATGAGTTAAAAGTTGCAGGAACGTGTGATTTAGTTTGTGAGATTAATAAGGAAATATGGATTATTGATTTTAAAACATCAAACCACCTTCAAACCACTTATGACTTACAAGCAGCTATTTATGGTAAATGTTATGAAGAATGTTTTGGGGTACGTCCTGATAGGTTTGGAATTTTATGGTTAAAATCAAATAAAAGAAAACCTGCTAAGGGTAAAATGCAAGGTAAAGGTTGGGAAATGTATGAATCACCTCGTTCATATGAAGAAAATTTAGATATATTTTCTACAGTGAAAAAATTATTTGATTTAGAAAATCCAAAACAGAAACCATTTGAACAATCCTTCAAAACTACTGCAAAAATGAAATAATACTATTTTTGTTTCCCTCCATACCCTTTCGTATATTTATAACAAAAGAAACAAATGATAAGTTTAGTTCAATTACTAAAAGAATCTCAAGGTAACCCCAAAGCAATTATATTAGCTGGGGCCCCGGGAGCAGGTAAAGGATATGTACTTAAAGGTTTAGATTTAGGGGGAATAAAAATATTAAATATTGATAGTATCTTTATAGATAAGCTAAAAAAAGCTAACATTACATTAGATTTAAAAAATGCAACCCCTGAAGAAAGAAGTAGTCAAGCTAAATCCATGGCTGATGCTAATAAAGAATTTAAAGGTAATATTCAATCTACAATTGAAGGTAAAGAGTCATTTATACTAGATGGTACAGCAGCTTCATTTAAACAAACTTCAGAATTAAAATTACAGTTAGAAGAAGCAGGATACAATGTATTTATGCTTTATGTTTATACGGATTTAGAAAGATCACTCCAACAAAATCAAAATAGATTTGAAAAATCCAAAGGTGAAGATAGAAGTTTAGCTCCAGCTATTGTAATGAGAACTTGGAAGAGTGTAACCCAAAACCTAGAAAAATATGCCAATTTATTTGGCTCTAATTTTGTAGCAGTTGCCAATACATTAGATGATAAGATTAAGGATATAGATAAAATAATACAAAAATATCTAACCCCATTTACCCCCAAAGGAACTAAACCTAAAACACCTGCTCAACAGAAGAAATCAGAAGAAAATAATGCCAAAGATAGAGGTGAAATTCAATCAATGTTAAATGATGAGTTTATAGATGATGTAATTGAATATACTATGTCTAAAGAAGAAGCCCAAATGAGAATTAATCAATTTTTAAAATAGATGAATAAATTAACTCAATACTTAGTAGATAGTATTTTAAATGAAGGCGAAGAAGAAGTAGTAGCTTTATATGGTGGAGGATTCAAACCCCCTACTGGAGGTCATTTTGAAGTAGTAAAAACAGCCTTACAACAAAACCCAGAAATAACTAATTTAAAAATATTAGTAGGATCTAAAGAAAGAGATGGGGTAGACCAAGCTGAAGCTGTTTTAGTGTGGGAAATTTATACTAAATATCTTCCAATGAAGGTTGAAATAATCCCTTCTAAAAAACCACCAATTGGAGAAATTTATAGCTACGCTAAATCTAACCCAGGTCAATCTATTTATTGGGTAATAGGAGCTAGAAAGGATAATGAAGATGATTTTAAAGATATGGGAAGTAGATCAAAGGGTATGGAAAAATATCCTAATATGGTTTTAAAACCTATAGTTACTAATAATAAAGGAATGAGTGGAACTAATGCTAGATTAGCTCTCAAAACCCGAAATGTAGAAGAATTTAAAAAGTACCTCCCATCTGAATTATCTAAAGATGACATTGAAGAAGTATTTCAAATTCTATCACCTTCAGTAGACGAAAATAAAACATTAAATGAGTCTTTAGATTTAAAAGATAGGATAGACTATTACCTTAATTATTTTATAAATGTATCACCATCAACATTTGATCTTTCTATAGAAAATGATAATATATTAATTGGGGGGTTTGATAATCCTTACCCACCAAACTTTGATGATACTAAAGATATTAGACAAGTCCCTGTAGGAGATGAAAAACAACCCCTAAACGAAGATATTTTAGATAAGACTTCTTTAGTACTTCCTAGAGGTAAAAAAATATTTTTACAAGCTGAAAGTGAAGATTATGATAGAGGTTTAATTGTAGAATTAACAGAAGAAGGAGGATATAAAATAAATTATTGGTATGGTGAAGATGCTAAAGTCTACCCTGTAGAAGTAGTGGTTGATGGAGAGTCAATTAAACCCGATGCTGAAGAAGTTTGGATGAAATTCCACCCAGAATTAAAAAAAGAATCATTAAACGAAGGAAGATATGATACAATATCAAATCGTATTTCAAGTGATATCTTTAATAATTGGAAATCTAATATATCTAATGAATTAATTGAATTTAATAACACTTACACATTTGAAGATGATGAAATTGAAATCAAAGCTACATTAAAGCAATCCCCAAATTTCAATGATTATAAAACTGATGGAGGAGCTTATAGTGAAGAAGACTCAATATCAGTAGAATTTGAAATTGATCCTGAATTTTTACCTAAACATTGGAGTAAAATTTCTATGGATTTAAAAGATATTATACGTCATGAGATTGAACATCTAACTCATGGTGAAGGATTCCAAGAAAAACCAGGCAAATACATGGCTAAGGATTCAACATTAAGGAATATGATTGATGCTGAACTTTTACCTAAATCAGATTACTTCAAATTAGAAAAAGAAATAGATGCTAATTTACAAGGAATGTATTTTAGAGCTAAAAAAGAAAAAAAACCATTAAGGAATGTAATTGATGATTACTTAGATTTACAAAATTTAACATCTGAAGAAAAAAAGGAAATTATTAATATATGGTCTAAAAGGACTAAAGCATTAAGTTTACCTTCAATTAATGAAAATGCTACATACTCTAAAAATATAGATTATAAACAACAAATAAAAGATTTAACTAAATATATGTTAAATCAAAAAATGAATATTATTCCTTTACCTAAAGTAATATTCAAGCATGGTAATCAAGATAATGCTAAAAATTTCTTTGGTAAAACTGCTTACTATGATCCTAATACTAACACTATAGTTTTATTTACTGAAGGAAGACATCCAAAAGATATAGTAAGATCATTTGCTCATGAAATGATACACCATATTCAAAATTTAGAAGGTAGATTAGAAGATATTACTACAACTAACACACAAGAAGATGATCATTTAACTTCAATTGAAGCTGAAGCTTATCAGGATGGTAATTTAGCTTTTAGAGGTTATACTGATACAGTATTAAATGAAAATATAAATGAAGCTAAACAAGTAGGTGATTTATATCACTTTACTATTTTAAATCCTGAAGGGAATACAGGAATTTTTAAAATTTTAAAAGATGAATATATTAAAGCTTCAAATATAAGTGGAGGAATATCTACAACTAGGGATAAAAATTTAGATGTTGTTTCCAAATTTTATAATTTTAAGTTAGCTGGTGGAGATTCTCAATGGGAAGATATAGATGCAAGGATTACTTTAGATGGGGATAAAATTTCCAATAATATTAAAATCACCCCAACAAAAGATATTCTTTTTGCAAAGACTAAAAACAAATCTCATCGTAAAAAAGGAAAAAAATGGTTTTCTATGGATGAAAGAGAAGAATTAATTAAAACTTCATCTCTCCCCTTAACTCCTTATGTTAAAGAAATCCAAATATCTGATCTTGAATATTTAAAGGTATTTAAACTATTAAAAAAACTTAGTAATATAGATAAATTTAAACATTTAATTAAATTAAAAATTCATAATTCATCAAGAAATCAAAAAAAGTTTAGAATTTTGTCTTATAAAGAGGTTGAGAATATGTGGGATGAAGATAAAAAAAATATTCCCCAAATAGTTGATGATATAGTTACTCCTGAATATGTTGAAAACTATAAAAACATGTTAGATAAAAATAGTACTTCAAGTGCTATGAATTATAAATCCCACAACCCTAAAGATAATAAGAGAATTCAAAAAATTATATCTCAACTTCATTTTCCTCTTTCATTTAACACCTCCTTAATTCAAGGAAAAATAGATTCAATGCTTAAATTAAATGAAAAGAAAAATAAAGATCCATTTGGTTTAAATCAATATGCAAGAGAATTAGCACAAGGTTTAGAAGAAGAATTAGGAAAAACTAGGATACCTGAAGAAGAGGTCGTATCTTCACCCAAAGGAAAAGATATGGAATACATCATATACTCTGATATGGATGGAGTTATTACTAACTTTGATGGAAGATTTAAAAAATTCTCAAATGGTGTTTCTCCTTCTGAATATGAAAAAGAAAATGGAAAAAAGAAATTCTGGGATCTAATTGATAATCAAACTGGAGTTAAATTTTGGGTTGGAATGCCCTGGATGGAAGATGGAAAAGAATATTGGGATTATATTAGTAAATACAAACCAATTCTACTATCATCTCCTTCAGTTAATAATGAGTCTAGATTAGGTAAAAGATTATGGGTTAAAAATAACTTACCAGGTACACCTTTAAAACTAGCATTTTCAAGAAATAAGAAAAACTATGCTCAAGAAAATGCTATATTAATTGATGATAGAGAAAATAACATTAATCAATGGATAGCAAGTGGGGGAGTAGGAATATTACATACATCAGCTAGTGATACTATAAGACAATTAAAAGAATTAGGGTTATGAGTAAATTAAATAAACTAGCAGGTGGTTATAGGGGAGGTGATAATGTTCATAATCCTAAACCAATAACATCATTTACTGAAGAAGAAAAAGTAATGATAGATATTGAAAAATTTTTAAATGTAGTAAAAGAAAGATATATTGAAAATATATATTCAAGAGAAGATTTAGAGTGTTACATTAGGTGTATTGAAGATTTAAAAAATAATATAATTCCTTCTATTTTACCTAAATCTGAAATGCTAAAACCTCTTGTCCCCTTCACAAAACACATGATAGATAATAGTAAAATTAATAAGGGTCACTTAACAATTCAAATTGATTATATACAAGGTTTAATCGATAACATACAACCTAAAGTTATAGATCCTAAACAACCTCCAAAAACAGAAGGCAAATTAAATACTCTATCTAGAGGTTATAAAAAATAATAGTATGAAAGATAATGTTTTAAAAAAAGAGTTTAAGAAAAAAGATGTTGAACGTTTAAGAAATTTAGTTAAAGGTAAAACTGGAAGTAAAACAGGACAAAGTGTAGGCTATAAAAAAGATCAAACCTTCCATGATGAAGGTGATGTTTGGGAAGAAAGTGGTCGTACATGGACTATAAAAGATGGAATAAAACAAAACATTACTAAATTAGATAAAGTAAAAAAGAAACATATTACTCCACTATTTTGTCCTAGTTGTAGTAAACAAATGAAAAATAAATTTGATGACGACTATTATAAGATTCATAAAATGTGTTTTAATTGTGTTGTTGATTTCGAACATAATCTAAAAAAATCAGGATTATTCGAAGCATATGAGAAAAACATCATAAATTCAGAAATAGAAGGATTTATAGAAAATTTTAAAGTATACGTTGAAGAAGAATTAAATCAATCAAATAACTCATTTATTACAGAACAGGGCGATGTTGAAAAGTGGGATGGTGGTTTAAATAGAGATAAAGTTTTAGAGTCACTTGATAAAACCATAGAGCATCTTAGAAAGATGAAAAAATAAAAGTTTTTTATATATTTATAAATAAAACTAATCATATTAAAATGAAGAAATCTGAATTAAAAGAAATGATACGTCAAGCTATGCTTGAGGAAAATCAATTAGAGGTTACTGAAGCTAAAGACGACAAAGAAGATAAAGAAGAAGAAGATATCGAAATTGAAGATATTGAAGATATTGAAGATACTGAAGAAGTTGAAGATATCGAAGTTGAAGAAACCCCACCATCGGATGCCTCAGGAATAACAGGTGATGAAAAGAAAGTACAAGACAGTCTTGAATCAGCTTTAATAGCAGCTAAAGAATTAGGTGATGAAAAGTTAATCAATCAAATTGGAAACTCAATTACTTTCTTTACTAGATCTCATGTTGTAGGTTCAGGAGAAGAGTCATTAGATGAAGAAATTGAAGGAGATTTTGAGGAAGAGGTAGTAACATATAAAGGTGAAGACCATGTAATTACTAGAAAAGAGGGTGATAGGATATATCTTAGAAGAAAAGCAGATTCTGCTATGTTAGGTAAGATGGATGAATTTTGGGTTAAATCCCAAGACCTAGAAGAAGATATGAGTATGGAAGATTTATACGAAAGGAAAAAAATGTTAAAAATTGCAGGAATTATAAAATAAAAACTATGAATAAACAAGAATTATTTGAAGCTATTGAAGCAAACTTCAATACTTTAGCAGCAGAGCATGTAGGTACAACTAAAGCATCTCAACAACGTGCTCGTAAAGCAGCAATGGCTATTAAAAATCTAATTACAGATTATAAAAAAGCATCAGTAGCTGAAAGTAAATAGTAATGAAGTTAAACGAACGTAAACTTACAAAAGCTGAAGTATCTAAACGTGAAGATATCATCATGGATATGAAAAAAAATAAACGTGAACTTACTAAACGTTATGGTAAGGATGCTGAGAAAGTTATGTATGGACGTGCTACTAATTTAGCTAAAAAACAACTAGAAAATATGGACCCTAAGTCAAAATTAAGAGAGATGATAAAAACTGCTTTACAAAATCCTAAAAAAGCAGACCTAAACAAAGATGGTAAACTCTCAGACTATGAAAAAAAGAGAGGTGCTGCTATAGAAAAATCTATTATTGATGAAATTGAAGTTGATGATTCGTATTCTGAAAGAGAAACTATGGAAATGGAATATAACCAAAACCCTGAAAAGTTTCTAGATTCAATAGTATCCATACTTAATAGATTTTCCAATGATGGAACATTTACTTCCTCTAATGTTGATGATAACTATCTTAACACATTTGAATTAGAAGGTTCACCATTAAAAGTAGGTTTAAATAAAGAATTTAGTTTTGATTTATTGAGTGGGGGAGAAATACTAATGAGTAATAAAGATTTAGATACTATCTTATTAGCATCCCAAGAACATTCTTCAATAAAAGAAGATAAAACACTTACTCCACCCCCTATTAGTTTAGTTAATAAAAGAAGGGCAAAAGCTGACATGAAGCAATTTACAACAGGTAAAAGAGCAGATAAAGGTGTTGTAAATAAAGCAGATGGAACAAAAGATGATAAATATAATTCTATTATATTAGGTGTTGAGAAAGATGGAAATCAAACACAATTAAAAACTCTTGATGATTTTGATTTCACAACTAATAAAGAAGGAAAAAAAATACCATCAAACTATGTAGAGTATTATTTAGCAGATAGTAATTATAAAACTAACAGTTACAAAATCCCTAAATATCAAAATGTAAAAGAAGACTTAGATTTAGGACATCAAGATGATGAACCTCATATGTTAAAAGCCAATTTATATAGAATTGGAAAATATGCTATGGAGTTATATCAAATGATGGATAAATTTGAAGGTCAAGGAGAAGTTGATCTACCACATTGGTGGCAGTCAAAAATAATTAAATCTGAAAGTATGATAACTTCAGCTAAACATTATTTAGACTTCGAATTAAAAGAGCCTGAAATTGATGCTATGGTTGATGTTGCTAGTGAAGAAGGAGCAATAAGTGAAATAGACAATAATGATCCTATTTTAATGAAGATGAGAGCTGCTAAAGATAAGAAAAAAGATTTTGGTAGTGAGTATGGTAAAGCAGTTCAAAAAGCCTACAAAGGAAAAAATAATGATGCTCAAATATCATCACTTGAAAGAAAACGCAATCAATTAATGCGAGATATGGAGCAAGAAGCTGAACCAGAAGGGGGGCCAATTTCAGACAGGTATGGTAGAGAATTAAATAAAATTGATGCTAAAATATCTAAATTAAGAGGTAAACCTTTAACTTATGATCAAGCAATAAGTGAAGAAAAATCTCAAATACCTTCCCAAGAAGAAGTAGATAGATTTTTTGAAGAAACTCAAAATGAAATGCATTATTTAGCTTCAAAACCTGTTATGGGTCAAGAAAAAACATTTAATAATGTAGAAGTTGAAGCTTGGGATGAGTATGATTTATCTAATTGGAATGCTTTAGTACGAAAAAAGAAAGAAGGTAGATCACCTTTTGGTGAGTCTAAATACTCTCAATTAGCTGAAAAAATTGTTAAAAATTTGAAAAAAAAAGCATTAAATGAAGATGTAGAAGAATGGCCCAAAGAACATCCATCTAGATATAATGAGTATAGATTTGAATTAGAAAAAGTATCCCCAACTTATAAGGGTAAACCTGGAAGAGCTTTATATAAATTGATTGACATTGAAAGTGGAGAACTTAAAGCAACACCTGCATTTGGGAAAGTAGAACAACTTATAGCTTATGCTGATGACTTAATTAAACCTCAAGGTGGAACTCAATCATCACAATTTGGGGAATCATTAAAAAAATCTAAATAATGACAGCTGCTGAATTACGAGAAAAAATTAGGATACTAATTCCTCAAATTTACAAAAGTAAACAAAAAGCAGAAACAGCTGCTATTGAATACGATGAGTTAACCAAATTCCCAGAATTAAAAGCAATTTTAGTTGACTTACTAACTAGTGACTTTGATAATTTCCTAGCATCTATAGATTGGGTAGCTCCAAGACCAACTACATTTCGTATTAATTTAAAAAATGATCAAAACTTCTATTTAATTTACAATAAAAGAAGTTGGATAGCTCAAGTTGAAGGTAAAAAATATTACTTATTAAATTTACCTGAAGAACAACATGCTGCTGAAGCAATTTCTCGAATCTTAAGATACGGTATCCAATCAACTGAAGAAGAAGAGGAAGGTGGAGATGATGACTTAGGAGGAGATATTGAAGATATTGGGGGTAGTGAAGAAACAGAAACAGAAGCTTAACATGGATAGTATTACAAAATATTTAAATAAAATAGCATATAAATTTCCTAAAGGATATCCTGACATGAATAATGATCAGGATGTTTTATTGTTAGAGTCTATATTAAGTGAAATAGGATTTCCTATAGATTTAAATGAAGTATCAGAAGAAGATTCCCCTAACTTACCAGATAATATTATACAATTAAAACAAGATATCCAATCAATATCAGGTTTAGATAATGTTACTACTGTAAAAACAGGTGGAGGGAAAAATTATTCTTTTTATGTTAAGGGAGTAGGTGATAGAGATAGAAAAGAAAGAAGGGAAATTGGTAAAAAAATCACTCAAAACTTACCTAAAAAATATATTATAAGTGATAATAATTTTAGTAATGAAGATATAGGCCCTGCATTTAATGTTACTATTGATGGTGTTAAATATAAAATAAACATAAAAGGTTTAGGTTCAAGCCCATTCGATACAGATACTGATCAAAAAGAAGGATTAGTAATTCTAATGTATAATATTTTAAATAGTGGAAAAAATTTACAACCCTTTAATCAAGAAACTATCTCATCTAATGTAGATATTTTAAATGATTCTATTGATAACTCATCTTTATTTAAAGGTATAGATGGTAAAGCATTAGGAGCTATTAAATCTTTACTTAAAATCCTGAATAATTCAGACCTAGAAAAATTCCCAGTAAATAAATTTAAAAATTTTAATAATCCTTATTCTATTGCTTCAAAAGTTAATCAAGATTACCCTGGGGAAGAATTTATCCGAGATGGTGTCTTTAATGAAATTAGAGCAATGGGTCAACAAATATGTAAAATTCCCGCAGATAAATGGAATCCTGGGGATATTTACATTAAAATTAAAAATCCACCCCAAATCCCAGATACTTTAGAAGGGTTAAATGGCTTATTTGTAAATAATTGGGGAGGTAAAGATAATGACTTAGTTTCAATTTCACTTAAAGAATCATCATCCCAACCTGGAAGAGCAAAATCATACTTTGCAAATTTTAAAGGGGATGATGGTAAATTAAGAGACCAAGAATATAACTTAACTAAAGATGAACTTGGGTGGAGTATAGAAACAGCAAAAGAAAATACTCAAATCCAACAAGATAAATTCTTAAATAAAGTTCAAGGGGAAGATATTAAATTATCTGGAGATGGTTGGAATAAATTACCTGAAGATTTAAAACAGTTAATAGCAACATATGGTTCTTTTAAATTAATGAATTTTTTACTAGATAATAGTAAAAGAAATAATTCTAGGGATGCAATTTTAGATTTAGTAAGCTACGGCTTATCTCTATCAGGAGTTAATCCTACTTTTTTTAAATTAAAAGGAAACAATGATGGTTCACCTTCAAGTGACCCAACTATATTTCCTGCAGGTTCAACTACATCCCATAATAGTGATCCTGAAATTATAAATAGTTCCAAAGCTGGAGGGTTCCAATTAAAAACTGATATAAATACAGTACAAGGAGGAGAAATTACAGATACTAAAAAATATTCTCACAGATTTAGAACATCAGGGGGAAATCAAATATCAATTGTATAATATTTATAATAAATTAAAATAATATGTGTAATTGCGGATGTAATACTTGTAAAACTAAAAGTACTTTGTTAGTACTCAATGAAAACGTAGCTCCGAAGGAGATATTGTCTGAGGGTTTAAAATACCATATAGACAATGATAGGCCGCTAACAGACCATTTATACCGTGCGGGTTCTGAATCTTACTTTAATTTAATAGCTGAAGCAAGATCTTTATACTCTAGGGGAATTATTGATGTAGTAGGTGATGATTTAGAAATGTTAACTGAAACTGACTTAGGCCATTTTGGTATGTTTGAAGGTAAAAAAGTTCCATTAGATTTTCCTATTCAATTAAATGAAATGGATTATGATGAAATAGCCCAATCAGAATTTGGTATGGATTATGATCAATTAGGACCCGGTGAAAAAGAATGGGTTCGCGATGAAATAGATAATATGTCTTTAAATGAAGCTAAAAAGAAAAAGAAAAAAGGTAAAAATGCAAATAAACCAATTGGAAAACCAATGCGTGACTCATCAGGAGGTAAAGCATATAAGGTTTATGTAAAAGATCCTAAAACTAAAAAAGTAAAAACAGTTAGATTTGGGTCTGGAGGCTTAAGAGCTAAAATCAATGATAAAAAAGCAAGAACAGCTTTTGCTGCTCGCCATAAATGCTCTCAAAAGAAAGATAGAACAAAAGCAGGATATTGGTCTTGTAGACTACCAAGATATGCTAAATTATTAGGTTTAAAATCATCATTCTCAGGATTTTGGTAAAATGGATAGAATAAAGAAAATAGTAAAAGAAATACTTACAGAGAAGAAAAAAAAGCGAGACAGATGTCTTCGTATTGCTGATCGTAAATTTGATAAACCTTCAGCTTACAAATCAGGTGCTGTAGTTAGATGTAGAAAAGGATCTATTTGGAAAGGTTTAAAAGAAACAAATAATCCTCAATCAGGTAAAGCTGCTCCTTATGGTTCAGGATACTCAAAACTTAAAGATTTAAAAAAAGAACAAATCTACAAGGATATTGAAGAATCTTTACATAAATGGTTTAAACGCTCAGGTCCTAAAGGTAAAGAAGGAGGATGGGTAGATTGTAATACTGGAAGAAAAGATAAAAAAACAGGCAAAATGAAATATAAAGCCTGTGGTAGAAAAGAAGGAGAAAAAAGAGCAAAATATCCATCATGTAGACCTACACCTTCAAAATGTAAAGATAAAGGTAAAGGTAAAAAATGGGGTAAAACAAAATGAAACCTTACACTGACATAGAATCTAAAGATAATTTTACTATTCGTGAATTTGGAGATGATATAGATCCTATTCACTTACTATGGCATCGTGATAATGAGGAAAGAATAATTGAAGTAATAGGCGAAACAGACTGGAAACTACAATTGGACAACTGCTTGCCTTCCCCAATAGAGGGTTGTATATTTATCGCAAAGCATGAATGGCATAGAGTTATTAAAGGAACAGGAAAATTAAAAATAAAAATAAATAAAAATGGGAGATTTTAATTTAAAAAAGTATTTAGCTGAAGGTAAGCTATTAAAAGAATTTTTAAACGAAGGAAAAGATGAAGATAGTTCATATAATATCCCATTTACTGATAACAAAGAAGATGTTGTTGATTTATTATTATCACTAAATAAAGACAAAGACTTCAATGTTAAACGTATTGATAAAAATAGATTTGAAATTATATATGATGGTGGATACAATAATGTTTATGATTATAAAGTGAATTTATCTATAATTAAGTTAACTAAAAAAATCGCAAACAAATTCTTTTATTGGAAATTTGCCTTAACATCTGAAATGAAAGATGATTACATAGAAGTTGATAATTTTGGATGGGATGTTGGATTTATGGATTTTTTCATTGATGATTTTATTAAGGATGTTGGTAATATTCTTGCATCACAGGAAAATTAAAAATAAAAATAAATAAAAATGAAAGATTGTAACTGTAAAGAATGTAAATGTAAGTCATCATGTGATTGTTCATGTTGCAACTGTTAACTAAGAAAAAAAATAATATATTTATAACAAAAATTAAACTAAATTAAAAATGGGCGAATTCAATTTCAAAAAATACCTTAAAGAAGGTAAACTAGTAAAAGAAGATAGAGAAGCTGAAGAAATGGCTGCTGGAATGCCTCCAAGATCAGGATCAGAAATAGATAAGAGAGCACAGAAAAAAGCTGAAATGGAACAAGCTGAAAGAGATTATTTCAGTGGTAAAATGTCCAAAGAAGAATTTAACGAACTAGTTTTTGGGGATGAAAGAAAAGCTTCTTTAAAAGAAAATCCTGATGATTATATTGTAGACCAAAATGCAGGTTATCTTATTGATCAGATTGCTGATGATATGATGTATACTGAATTTGAAAGTAAAGAAGATATTAACAAATTTATTGATAGCATCATCGAAGGAATTAATAAATTAAGAAGTGAAAAAATAGAACAGTGGGAAGAAGAAAATACTGAACCTGATTTTATGGATCCTGATTTTGACCCTAATTTAGAAGAAGGTAGACATGGACCTGGTCGTAGAATGGATGATGAGTATGATGAACCTAATTACCCTTCTCGTTATGATAAATTCAATAGATACTCCTCAAGAAGTCAAGATGAAGAGGAATTTGATGTAAAAGATATTGAATTTGTAAAAGGTAAAGATTATAATGCTCAAAACCAAAGAGTTCTTCGTAATATGGATGAAAGTAAATTTGATAAAGCTCTTAAATCGGCATCTACTAAACTTAAAGAAGGTAAAAAAAAAATTAAAGTAAAAGAATATTATAATAGAAGAAGAAAAGGCTATGGTGATGACGAAGGTGAACAACGATTTGGAAAACCAGGATTTATTCAATTGGATAATGAAGAAGTTAAATATACTTTAGATTCTAGAAAATATGATACTCCATATGATGAATGGGAGGTAGGTGATTATTTAGATATTGATAGTTCCTATGATGAAACATATAAAGTAAAAGATAAAAAATCTGGAGAAAT